TCCTTGGAGTACTCTCAAAAATCTTGGATTTTTGGAACCGCTCCAAGTATGGCAGAAAAAAGTTTAGAATGTAATGCGAGTCATTTGACGCTTACTACCCAAAATGCGGAAGGGGTGAGTGAAATGGCGGGGCGGATTCAGGGGATTACGGTAGAGATTGGCGGAGATACGACGAAACTCCAGACGGCGCTAAAGGGCGTGAACACGGAGATCCGGAATACGCAGAGTCAGCTGAAGGATGTCGATAAGCTTCTGAAACTGGATCCGGGAAACACGGAACTTCTTGCGCAGAAACACCGGCTTCTGGGAGATGCGGTCAAGGAGACGAAGGAGAAGCTGGAAACATTAAAGACCGCTTCAGAGCAGGCGAATGAGGCGTTAAAGAACGGTGCGATCACGCAGAACCAATATGACGGGCTGCAACGGGAGATCGCGGAGACGGAAGCGAAGCTGAAGTCGTTGGAGGCACAGGCGAATCAGTCATCGACAGCCTTGCAGAACATTGCTGCGAAGGGCGAAAAGCTCAAGACGGCGGGAGACAACATTTCGAATATCGGAGCGAAGATGATGCCGGTTTCAGCCGGCGTGATCGGACTTGGAACGGCGGCTGTGAAAACGGCCGCCGATTTTGATGCATCGATGAGCAAGGTCGCGGCGGTCTCGGGGGCGACGGGATCAGATCTGAATGCACTCCGGGATAAGGCCCGAGAGATGGGTAGTAAGACAAAGTTCTCGGCTTCGGAGGCGGCGGACGCTATGAATTACATGGCGATGGCCGGATGGAAGACGGGGGATATGCTGGGAGGTATCGACGGCATCATGAACCTTGCGGCGGCATCCGGCGAGGATCTGGCCACCACGTCTGATATTGTAACGGATGCGCTGACGGCTTTTGGACTGACTGCCTCCGACTCCGGGCATTTTGCGGATATCCTTGCGGCGGCTTCCTCCAATGCCAACACGAACGTCTCGATGATGGGAGAGACGTTCAAATATTGTGCTCCGATTGCGGGATCACTTGGATTTTCGGCGGAGGATACAGCGGAAGCGATCGGGCTGATGGCGAATGCAGGGATTAAGAGCACACAGGCCGGAACGGCGCTCCGGACGATTATGACGAATCTTTCCGGAGATGTGAAGATCTGCGGATCATCGATCGGAGAGGTGTCGATAGCAACGAGCAATGCCGATGGGTCGATGCGGGATCTGTCGGATATCCTTGCGGACTGCCGGTCGGCATTTTCGGGTCTTTCAGAATCGGAAAAAGCAACAGCGGCGGAAAGCCTTGTCGGAAAGAATGCAATGAGCGGTTTTCTCGCCCTAATGAATGCAGGAGCTGGCGATGTTCAGAAGCTGTCGAGTGCGATTGCAAGCTGCGACGGTAGCGCGGAAAAGATGGCAAATGTCATGAATGATAACCTCGCGGGACAGCTTACGATCTTAAAGTCCCAGCTGCAGGAGCTGGCGATTTCATTTGGTGAGCTTCTCATGCCGTCGATTCGGGGGATTGTCGGCGGAATTCAGAATGTCGTGAGTTGGCTGAATTCGATGGATTCAGGAACGCGAAGAACGATTGTGACGGTGGCGCTCATTGTGGCGGCGCTTGGGCCTGTTCTGATAATGATCGGAAAAGTAGTATCTGCGATCGGAACGATTCTGACGATTGCTCCGAAACTTGGCGCAGCGATCCAGGCGGTGAAGGGGGCCTTTGCCGCGTTTCATGCGGTGCTCCTCGCGAATCCGATTGCACTGGTGGTGGCGGCGATTGCAGCTCTGGTTGCCGGATTTATCTACTTATGGAATAACTGTGAGGAATTCCGGCAGTTCTGGATCGATCTCTGGAATGGGATTCAGGAGACGGTGAAAGTAGTCTGGGAAGGAATCCGGGACACCGTCAAGGGTGTGGTGAACTCGATCGGATCATTCCTTTTGTCCTCCTGGGATGCGATCCGGAATACGGTAGAGAGCGTCTGGAAGACAATCGGATCCATTTTTGAAACCATCTGGAACGGGATTCAAACCGTTGTGATAACGGTGGTTACAGCGATTGCCTCTTTTTTACAGACGGCGTGGAATGGAATTCGCACCGTGATTTCAGCCGTGCTGAATGCAATCAAAACGGTAGTGACAACAATCTGGAATGGAATAAAATCGGTAATCACGACGATCGTGGAAGGGATCCGAAATGTCGTGACGAACGCCTGGAACAATGTGAGAACGGCGGTAACATCAGCAGCGAATGCGATTCGATCGGCGGTGACCACAGCATTCAGTTCCATGCTGAGCGGAATAAAAAATGTCTGCGGAAATATTTATGGTACGGTGAAAGGCGGGTTTGACAAGGCAATCGGTTTTGTGAAAGGGTTGGCGTCACAGGCGTTTCATTGGGGAGCAGATTTCATTAACGGGATTGTAAAAGGAATCCGATCGATGATTGGAAAAGTAGGTGAGGCAGTATCCGATGTAGCGGAGAAGATCCGGAGCTTTCTGCATTTTTCTGTGCCGGACGAAGGACCGCTCACGGATTATGAAAGCTGGATGCCGGATTTTGTCGGAGGACTGGCAAAGGGGATTGAGAGAAGCAGAGGTATGATCTCCGGTGCAGTCTCGAATCTTGCCGGTGATCTTGGAAGGACGCCATACCTCATTTCGGCGAGAATCGATCAGCCAAAAGGAAAGGATATTTCGACTGGAAGCAGTAATGGTAAAGAAAATCAGATAATTGGAACTGGATCGGGCAACGGCGGTTATGGCGATATTGTCATACCGGTCTATCTCGGCGGAAGTATGATCGATGAGATTGTGGTGACGGCACAGCAGAGAATGAATCTGAAGTCAGGGGGCAGGTAGGATGGCACATTTGCAGTATCTTGTGTTTAACAATGAGAAGATCCCGATGCCGGCTTCGTATTTGGTGGAGCTTTCGGATGTGGAGGCGGACAGCAGCGGCGTGACGGAGGCGGGAACCACCCAACGGGATGTTGTACGCGAGGGCGTGGTGCAGATCAGAGTGACGTTTCGGGTATCGAGCAAATGGCTTGGCAGATTTTTCGTATACAAGAAGCTCGCGTGCATTACGGTGGAATATCTGGACATGGAGACTATGAGTCCCGTGACCACGCAAATGTATATGGACGGATATCAGGTGAAACTCGTGCATGATACAAGCTATGGAAGTCTTTGGGAAGTATCCTTTACGCTGAAAGAGTTTTAAGGAGGTCGGGATGTATGCAGTATCGGATGCCTTCCTACGGGCGGTGAAGGCGAAGACCAGAACGTATTATTGGAGTGGCGAGATCAGAACGGCTGGAGGGAATGTGTATGCGTTCGGCCCGCAGGACATTGTCCGTGGAAGTGGTCATATTTCCGCTCAGTGTTGTGGTTCGACGGAACTTGAGCTCGGGACGGTGTATGCAGCGGAGTTTGGGATCAGCTTGTTTTCCTCGATTGATCGGTACACGCTGAAAGATGCCAGCGTGTCACTCTTTTATCATCTCCATTTGGAGCACGGAAGCGTCGAGACGGTGCCGATGGGGATCTTTACGGTGCAGGAGGCGAACCGGACGGCAAAAATTCTGGAGCTGAAAGGCTATGATGATATGCTCCGGTTTGAGAAAAGCTTCAACGGCTTTTCGACGATCGGAAAGCCATACGATTTCCTTGCTCTCTGCTGTAAGGCCTGTAAGGTCGAGATGGCGCAGACGGAGGAAGAGATTGATGCGATGCCGAACGGGATGGAGCTGTTTTCGATCTATCCGGAAAATGATATTGAGACCTGCCGGGATGTGCTCTTTTATGTGGGGCAGATCCTTGCAGGCTTTTTTGTGATCAATCGGGAGGGGAAGCTGGAGATCCGGCGGTATGGTACGGATCCCGTGGAGAGGTATGAGGCGAAACACCGGTTTTCGTCGAGCTTTTCCGATTTCGTGACGGAATATTCGGCAGTGAGTTCGACGAACAAGCGGACGGAGATCGCGGAGTATTACGCTTTGGAAAATGACCGGGCGTTGACCATGAATCTTGGGATAAACCCTCTTCTCCAGTTTGGATTAAAGGAAAACAGAGAGCGGATATTGCGGGTGATTCTCGCAGAGGTCGCGAAGATCCGGTATGTGCCGTTTGACTCGGATACGATAGGAAATCCGGCGCTCGACCTGGGCGATGTGCTGACGTTTTCGGGAGGCGCTGCGGAGGGGGAACCACTTGCCGCATTGACGTCGATTGAGTGGAAGATCGGTGGAAAAGCGTCGTTTCGATGTGTCGGTAAGAATCCGCTTCTGGCACAGGCGAAGAGCCGCAGCGACAAGAACATCTCCGGGCTTCTCAGCCAGATCGAACAGGGAAAGCTCGGAATCCATACGTTTACAAACGCAACGGAGCGGACGATTGGAAGGGAGCTCTCACAGGCGATCAGCATCCAGTTTGCAGCATCGGAGGCAAATCATGTACAGTTCTTCGGGCAGATCATGATGGACATCACGGCGGATCCAGTTGAGCGGAACGCGGTGGGGATGGTCAAGTTACCCTTGAAAAATACCGAAGGCGTCGAGGAAGATAACAGAGAAATCGACGCAAGATCCGATGAACAAAGTGATTCGGTAACGGATGGTTGGAATGGTTCAGGCTTGTCAGGACAAAATGGCACGTCAATCAGCGTGAGAAATGATGGGAATTCGGAGAGTCAGCAGAACGAGGGATCCGATAAGGAGGTGCAGCTGGTCTCGGTGCCGATTCGCTGGCAGGAGGACGGACAGGCGGTCGTAACAGTTGCGTATGAGTGGAATGACCGGATGCTGGAGATGCCGGTCCCAAAAGAAATGTGGCACTCAGGGCGACATATTCTGAATCTGTATTATCCGATTGAGAACGTTTTGGCGAATCACTCGAACACATTCAACGTGTATCTGAAGATAACGGGTGGAACCGGAAGGATTGCGATCGGAGATATCGTGGCGGCAATCAGCGGTCAGTCGATGGCGGCGAAGGAAGCCTGGGACGGAAAGATATTCCTCGAGGAGAGTGTGCGGCCGTTTGGATTTTGGAGCGGGCTTTCGACGAAGGGATTCCGGGAAACGGTGGCTGTAGTCGAATCGAACGGAGAACGGAACCGCTGGAGTGAACGGATCGCGCCGATGGCGATTGGTGCGTTGGGTGCATGGATCGAGACGGGAGGATGACGATGAAGTGGAATGGAAAAATGACGGTTTTACTGACGGATACGGCAAGCGGGAAGACGGAGTCCGTCACGAAGAAGAACATGATCACGGAAGCGGTGAATGATGTATTTTCCAGTAATCCTTTCGGAGTGTTCTATGACGCAGGGGAGGCTCGGGACGAAGTCCGTTGGAATGAGTCGTTTCTTCCGATTTGTCCGAATCTGATCGGAGGGATCCTTTTTTTCGGAAAGGGACTTGAGGAGAAGGCAGACGGAATCTTCGCACCGGCGGATAACCTTCCGGTGGCGTATGCATCAAATCAGGCGAATTCGTCCGCAAATGTGGCGAGGGGAAGCTTGAATCTATCGGAGAGTAAGGTCCTGGAAAACGGCTACAAGTTTGTCTGGGATTTTTCGCCGTCGCAGGGTAACGGTAGGATCGTCGCAGCGGCATTGACTTCTTCCTGGGGCGGACAAAATGCCTTGGGAAGTACGGACGGTGCGGCGTCTGTTTTTCTTCCATTGAAGAGTGTGGCAGTCGGCGATCTGCCGGCAACGCAGCGTCAGATGCTGTTCGATGCAGTGGAGTTTGATTTTGAAAAAGAGATTCTTACCTCAATCACTTATGAAAATTCGAGTGTAATGATTCGTAAAATCCGGATTCCGTTCCTTACGCTGGGAATCAATGAGAAACTTCACGAGGTATCCATGCGCATTTTGGAGGAGGAGACGATCTCGGCACCGGACTTTGTCTGGAATAACGGATTCTTTGTAAAAGGGGATTTCTTCGACGGTGGGGACGGCGCGTGGTATGGTTTTTCGACGGAGGGAAATTCCTCCGGGGATGCGACGCTTCATTGGGTGAAGATTTCAAAAGAGGATCGAAGCGTGGAATCCGGAACCTGGACGCTTCCGAGGGTCTGTCTGAATGAGAAGATCGGCTCGCGAAGCATGCCGGGAGAGTACGGGGCGCGTTCGATTCTATCCGTGATGCGGGGCGGCTATCTCTATGTGGTTTCGTATGACAAGAAGGGGATCTACAAGATTAACGCAAATAATCCGACGGATGTTACCTTGATCAATCTGGGAGAGACGACAGAGTGGAAGTCGATCAGTGAGAGTGGGAGCACGGAGGTGTATCTGGCAGTCGTGAACGGTGTGATCATGGGATGGGATTTTTTGATCGATGGAAAAGATCAGGTGACGAGAATTGGCGGCGGAGTGCGGCTGAAGGAGGCTGCGACACCGCTTTTTGCGTATCGAAATTTTCTTGTGCAATGGGGAGGAGCGTATGGAAGTTCATTTCGGACGGTGTATCTGCTGACGCCGTATCTGGCTTCGATCAATAACCTTGAGAGGGCATTGGAGAAGACACCGGAGAAGACGATGAAGGTGACGTATACACTGACACAGGAGGAGTAGAAAGGGGGGAGAAAATGATGCGGGAGTTATGGAATGGATTCCAGATGGTAGTTACGGTGATGGGCGGATGGCTCGGATTTTTTCTTGGCGGAAAGGACGGTCTGATGTATGCGCTGGTAGTGATGGTGATTCTGGATTATGTGACTGGTGTGATGTGCGCGATTTCGGATCGGAATCTTTCGAGCAGTGTGGGATACCGGGGAATCTGCCGGAAGGTCTTGATCTTTGCCTTGGTCGGCGTGGGACACCTGATGGATTTATATGTGTTAGGAAGCGCAGGAGTTCTTCGAACGGCGATCGTGTTCTTTTATCTGTCGAATGAGGGGCTGTCGATTCTGGAAAATGCGGCACATCTGGGACTGCCGATCCCGAGAAGGCTACGGAAGGCATTGCGGCAGTTACACGAGCGCATAGAGGATGAAGAGGAGGGGGAAACGAAATGAATTTTTCAAACAGTACGCTTACGGAGTATACGAGGCTTAGCCCGCATCATTCGGGGCTGAGGACACACGGGATCGACCGGATTACACCGCACTGCGTGGTTGGTCAGTGTACAGCGGAAAGCCTCGGCGAATGGTTTTCGAAGTCATCGACCAAGGCTTCGAGCAATTATGGGATTGATCGGAACGGCCGGGTCGGACTCTATGTGGAGGAGAAGAACCGGTCATGGTGTTCATCGTCTGCAGCCAATGACCAGAGGGCGGTGACGATTGAGTGTGCGTCGGACGGGAAGGAGCCCTATGCGTTTCGGGATGTGGTGTATGAAAAGCTGGCCACGCTGTGCGTGGATATTTGCCGACGGAACGGGAAGAGGAAGCTCCTCTGGATAGGGGACCGGGAGAGGACGCTTTCGTATGAGCCGAATCCGGAGGAGATGGTGCTCACGGTGCACCGGTGGTTTGCGAAGAAGAGCTGTCCGGGGGAATGGATGTATTCCCGGATGGGGGAGCTGGCGGAAAAGGTGACGAGGGAGCTGAATGGTCTGACTAAGGATGGTTCGATGGCAACGGAGGTGTCTGCAGACCGAGAGTCGGATCGGGAGTCGAGGGCATCAGCGGAGGTTGACACCGGAAAACCGGTGGAGAGGATGATTTGGGAGTATCTGATGGCGCGGATCGGGAATGCGTTCGGCGTGGCCGGTTTCATGGGAAATCTCTATGCGGAGTCGGGACTTCGATCCAACAACCTGCAGAACTCGTATGAGAAGAAGTGGGGAATCACGGATGCGGAGTACACGAAGCGCGTGGATGACGGCGCGTATGCAGAGTTTTTGATGGACCGCGCCGGATACGGGCTTGCCCAGTGGACGTATTGGAGCCGAAAAAAGGCGCTTTGGGAGTTTGCAAAGGTTCGCGGCGTCTCGATCGGGGATCTTTCGATGCAGTTGGATTTTATATGGAAGGAACTGACGGAACGGTATCCGGGTGTCGTGGCAACAATGAAGTGCGCGAGTACGGTTCGAGAGGTTTCGGATGCAGTGTTGACAAGGTATGAGAAGCCGGCAGATCAGAGTGAGAGAGTGCGGAAGTTGAGGGCGGAGTATGGAGAACGCTTCTATAATATGTATCAAGGGAATGCGGATGAGACCGCTCTGAAAGGCATACAGAATCTGGTGAGTCAGGCTGACGCTTCGGAGGCTACGCCATTTCTGGTGAAGGTGATGGTGCAGCATCTGAACATCCGAACGGGGCCGGGAACAAATTTCGGAAGGGTTCGATTTATTCCGCCGGGAGTGTATACAATTGTGGAGGTGAAAGAAGGTGTAGGATCGAAGTACGGATGGGCAAGGCTCAAGAGCGGAGAAGGATGGATTAGTTTGGAGTTTTGCCAGAGAGAGTAAAGAATAAGGTTTGCAGGGGAATCCCGCAGTTGTCGGCGAAAGCTGATGGCTGCGGTTTTTTTACTTTGTGGGGATTACAGATAATTATAATAAGAATATTTGTAGTAGAATTTGATTAAAGAAGATTGGATGTACTACAACTTGTGTTTTCAATTTAATTGAACACAAACAAAATTGTTGACATTTTTAAATTGATCAAGTACAATGCAATTGAAAGAAAGGAGAATGTATGGGAAACAATACTTTTTCACAAAGGGTAAAAAAACTTAGAACAGATAGGAATCTTACGCTTGATGGCTTAGCAAAACAACTGAACATCAATAAGAGTAGAATTGGTATGTGGGAAAATAATGGAACAGTTCCACGAGATGATGTTTTGATTCAGTTATCTAAGTTTTTTGATGTATCTATTGATTACTTGCTTGGTAACGAAAAGAGGGAAGATAAGGAACCTGATAGCGTACGTTTACAATATCTTCAGAGAGGTTTGAAAAAACTGGATGAAAGCCGTCTGGAAAAGGCTGAAAAGATGCTCTCCGTAATGTTCGATGATATTTTTGATAGTGTAGAGGAGGACGATGATGGCATCTAAGAAACCAGATTTTAAGAGAGCTAATATTTTGGCCAACGAGATTTTGGCTGCTTCCAGTGCATTAGTTAACTTTCCGGCTAATACAAAAGGAATCATTAAGGAATGGTCGGATTTAAAGGTTCTATCATTCAAGCGGGCGCATGAGTTTGGGATTGATATTAAAGCATTTGGTAGTGAGACTGCTGTGATTTTATGCAAAAATGGACGATATATCGTCTTTTATAATCAGAATGACCCTGAATCACGTATTAAGTTTTCTCTTTTGCATGAGTTCGGACATTATTATTTGGGACATGAATTAAAGGAATATACGGATGAAGATGACGCAGAATATGGACGACTTGAAGTCGAGGCTAACTGTTTTGCAGCTCAGATACTTATGCCTGAACAAGTACTGAATGAGCTAAAAAAACGAGGCGCGATGATAACAGTTGATTTCTTGAAAAAGCATTTTGGGGTTTCGGAAGAGGCTGCTCAGAAGCGTATCGAAACAATGGGTAAAATCAATTATGAATGGAAATCTGCCGAAGAAAAGCTTTTTGATGAAACAATTCTGTTCAAGTATAAATCCTTTATGGATTCTATTCTGCCAAAGAGAAATAGGATCACTTGGTTTGAAGATGAATATGATATGCAACGTGAAAGAGATAGTTGGCAGATAGATAATAGAAGTCGATATGGATATTGAAACATTCACAATTAGGCTGATAGTGAGAGAGAAGGTGATTATTATGTGCAATTCATGGGGTAAAAGAAAAGCACCATACGATAGCGGGAACTATCATACGGTGCCGATCGAGTACTTCAACTCGAATCTGAACACTTTTACCCTACCACATATTGCAGGGGAAGGCAATAATAATTGTAACCGCAATTGATGTTCTCGGGAAAGAACATATGATTGCTTGATTGCCAATCGAGTACTTCAATTCGAATCTGAACAGTTCAAATGATGTGCCCCGGTTGGTCTCCTCCAGGTGGAGTCTGCTCTAACCTGGTTGTATATCTCGAAGGAGGTGCATTATTTGAGCAGAATTAATTCAAAACGCAAAAGTTGCAAGGATGTCTTTAACGCATTTTTAGTTTCTGTGGCTTCCTATGCAGGATTCTTTGAGTTCCCACGTATTAGACCGACATATGATACTCCTAATAGGCTTATTCCATTTTCAAAGGCTTTATCATGTAAGGACTATGATCAATGGGTGCATTTTTACGAAGATGACCATTTGTTTGAAAGAATTTGGCGAAACCCAAAGAGGTATCTTGACATTTTAAACCGATATAATGGAGTAATTCTTCCAGATTTTAGCCTGTACAGAGATATGCCTTTGGCCATGCAGATTTGGAATATTTACCGTAGTCGAGCAATCGGCCATTGGCTCCAGATTAATGGAATAAGAGTGATTGTAAATATTCGATATGGGGATAGACGAACATTCCGTGTATGTTGTGATGGGATAGCGAAACATTGTGTTATTGCCATTGGGTCTCACGGAAATATGAAGCACAAAGTTGATAGAGAAATCTTTTTGGCAGGTCTTGATGTTGTTGTGAGAACACTTGAACCGTCGGTGATCGTTTTATACGGGAGTGCTTCTGAAAAATATTTTAAAAAATATACTGATTTGGGAATAAACATAATTATTTTTGAAAGTGCCTATTCTACCTCACATAAGGAGGTGGAATAAATGGGAGCAGGATTTCACGGAGGTTTTGGATCTACAAAAGGAAGCAGAAAAAGTAACGAAGCGTATGCTGGAACTGTAAAACTTGTTAAAAGCGGTCCTGGAGAGAAATTTGGACAATATGCAATGAAAGCGAGACCAGAACAAGGATATACAGACGTTATCATACATGGTAATCCTGACACAGACAAAGTGTCAGTTTATCATAATGGTAAATGGACTGATATAGATCAACGTAGACTGGCTAACTATATTAAACAGGATATGGGATATGAGTCAGGACCGATTAGATTGATATCATGTAGTACTGGAACTAAAGAATTTGCACAGAATTTTGCAAATAAGATGGGGGTTGAGGTTATTGCTCCTTCTGATACTGTTTGGGCGCATTCAAATGGACGTATTACCATAGGACCGAAATCATATATTAACAATGGTAAGTGGATAAGCTTTAAACCAAGGAATGGGGGAAAATGATATGGTTTTGTACAGAAAGGGATATTATAAGGAAATGCCGCACGCAGATGAATCAGATCCGTCTATGCTTGATAACATTGGAAAGAAGGTCGAACACAAGGAAGAAATATGTAAATACTTACAGAGTGGAATGGTACTTGCTGCATGCGGTGAGGTTGTAAAAGATGTTCTTCATCCAGAAAAAGGAATAGCTGGAACGCCGGATGATATGACTGACGGGAGATGGATTTGGCCAGGGGATTTGGCATATTATGTGAAGAATTACGATTTACGATTGAGCAAAGATTTTACAGATTACATGGCTGATCATAATTGGATCGTTCCGGAAATAATCGACATAGATTATGATACGTTGGAAGTTAAGTGATTTTTGGCCAGATCCACAGAGATCGAGGAATCTGCCATTAGTGCGTGTGTTTGGCATTATAAAGATAGCTCGGCAAATATGCCGAGCTATCTTTATGTTTATGCGAAGAGCGAAAATGAAAAAAGTCGTGTTTTTTCCCTTGGGGTAGAGAAAGAAATATTTACATTCAGGAGGGAAGAACATGAGGATTATGATTGAAGAACAGAACGCGTTGCAGGATCCAAAGCGGATGCCGATTTCAGAGAAGATGTCTACAAGAGGAGTGCGGCCATGGGCGAATTGAAGGATATTTCTTTTTCGCCGGAGGCAGAGAAAATGGCTGTGAAACTGGCTGCATTTGACATCATGAAGCAGCTCAGGAAAGCGGGGAAAATAACAGAAGAGGAACTTCGATATATAGCAGAAAAACGCAACTTACCTGTTGAGTAACCGGATGAACGATCCTATAATTAAGCTGTATGTAAGTCATATAGTACATGCAGCTTTTTGAGGAATGCGAGGATGATATGGCGCGAAAAGTAGCTATCTACGCCCGTGTTTCTACAGAGCATGAGGCGCAGATTTCCGCATTGGAAAACCAAGTGCAGTACTATGATGATTTATTGAGCAGACATAAGGATTGGATTCTGGTCGATCGATACATTGACGAGGGAATAACCGGTACATCGATTCATAAGCGTCAGTCCTTTATGCGAATGCTCAAAGATGCAAAAGAAAAGAAGTTTGATCTGATTGTTACCAGAGAGGTTTCAAGGTTTGCCAGAAACACGGTTGATACGCTTCAGCAGACCAGAAATCTTAAGTCTTATGGCGTGGAGGTGTGGTTTACAGAAGACAATATCTGGACAATGAATGATGAGGACGGAGAACTTCGGCTTTCAATTATGGCTACACTTGCTCAGAACGAGAGTAAGAAGATTTCACAGAGAGTGAAAGCTGGTCAGATGATTTCGTTTAAGAACGGGGTTCTTTACGGAAACGGAAATATTCTTGGTTACGATAGGGTTGGCGATCAACTCGTTGTGAATAAGGAGCAGGCTGACACAGTCAAGCGAATCTTTGAACTCTATCTGGATGGCTATGGTGTTCGTAAGATTCAGGATATCATGGAACGGGAAGATCGAAAGACCGCGATGGGGTGTTCGAAGTGGCACGGAAGCTGTATTGCCAAGGTGCTTAAAAACCCGTTTTATTGCGGAAGGCTAGTATACCGTAAGAATTATGTTCCGGATTATCTCGTTCAGAAGAAGATCATCAATCATGGAGAGCTTGCTAAGGTATATGTTGAAGGAACACATGATAAGCTGATTTCCCCTGAGGACTTTGATGAAGTTCAGGCTTTAATAAAGAAACGGCAATGTGACAAGCCGAGCAAGAATGGAACACCGGTTGGAAAATCACCGTGCAAGAACATTTGGGGAAATAAATGCGTTTGCACCTGCGGTCATGCGATGATTCGAAGGGTTGCGCATAAAGACAAGAATGGGATTCCTACTTATATGTACCAGTGTTCAAACCAGATTCGGACAGGTTCTCCTGCAGGAAGGTTAAAAAAGGGACTTGATACCGAAGGCATCTGTGATAACTCATCATTTGCAGGCTGGAAAGTGAAAGTTCAGGCCGACTTTATTTTTAAAAAGCTTCTGGCAAACAAGGAAGCGATCTATCAGGAAGCAATGGCGATGGCACAGGATGTTGCTGAAGTGAAAACGCCGGAACACAATGATAGGGAACGGCTTGAACAGAATCAAAAACAGATTGATAAGCTAAATCGTCAGCTGGCCAATCTGGTGGATATGTGTTCTGAAGGCGATATATCCAGAGAAGTCTTCCGCAGTAAGAAAAAGAAGTTAGAAGATCAGATCGCAAACATTGAAACAACAAACAATGAATTTAGACAACGGATTCTAGAACTGGAAGATACTGGCGCAAAGGACAGACGGATTGATAGTCTCTCGGAGTTTATCAAAATGACTGCCTTTGATGTCAGAGCCGAGATACCGGAAACTGTGATCGATAGTTTTGTCGATCGGATTGTTTTTGATCACGGAGTGTTTAATTGGTATCTAAAACCGGCATACGGTAATGCGGTTTACCGACAGGATACTTCCGGTTGGGAGAAAAAACAGTTTCGTAACGCATCTAAAGGCGAAAACGCGCCATCAACTGCCGATCACTGCACAGGCAGCTATCGCTAATAAGTAATTGGAGGCTTTGTTTAGGCGGTTAGCGTAAATAGAGTATTTGGCCCAGTCCCTGGGGTTCCCGGGGCTGGGTCTTTTTGTGTGCGATTGCAGGGGGACGGAGGAGGTTGGAGCGGAGCTCGGGGGGCAGGGCGATGGCTGGTGCGCTTGGGTAGTGATGTAGGGGGGATTTTGCTTGTGACACTGCTGTAGATGTGGATGGCAACGTAATAATTGGAACCAGTGGCATGTCTTTTGTGGAGAAGCCGCCATATTTTGAATGTCCGACCGGAAGACAGGGGCTGCTTTCCAGCATGTACACTGATCCAAATTATCGTAGGATGGGCATAGCAAAGGAATGTAAGCGTCAAATGACTCGCATTACATTCTAAACTTTTTTCTGCCATACTTGGAGCGGTTCCAAAAATCCAAGATTTTTGAGAGTACTCCAAGGAGGTTCCCTATGGATCAGTGCACACATGAAATGCGAGGCAACCGTTGGCTGCAGATCATTCAAGCTTGCGAGCGCCGCCCGACTTATCAAAGCAAAACAGAGTGGCTTAGAGAAAACGGAGTTCCGGAAAGTTCATACTATAATCAGCTCCGCCGATTGCGCTCGGAGTTGTCAACGCAGATAAAACAGTCGCTCCCTTTGGAGCAGAAACCTGCGGAGACATCATTCGTTGAACTCCCGCCA